AATGATGACTTCTGGGTCTTCATCCCCAAGAAACATGAACCTGATGTAACTGACAGTTTGTTCCCGAGTCTTCTGTTCGGTAGCCAGAAAGGGAATTTGCCACTCTGACTCCCATTTTGACAGAGAAACCAGCGAGTGCTCCAGCTCGATCACAACTACATCTGAAGAGACAAACTCATGCGTCGACTCGTCAAATCCCTGCTGTGTAGTCACGGTAAGCCGGAGCACTCGCTGATCCTCTCGTAAGTTCCTGCCGATCTTGGTTATCCAGTGGGTCTCTGTGGCGTTCACGTGGTAGCCAGACACTCGAACCCCTGCTAATCGACAGGAAGTCAGGCCGCTAACTGACGAAGGTGAACATCCACTCGTTCACGAACGGCGTGTTGAACACGTAGCCGGCGTTCGGAGTGGCGGTGACGATCTTCTTCTGCCCTGTGGTGAGCAGCTGAGTGCCGGCCGCGTGAACCACGCCGTCGACACGGTAGGTAACGCCCGTTTCGGACGGGATAGTGATGGTGTGCGCACCGTCGAAGGTCGGTGCGGTCAGCGTGATCGCCGTAATCGAACCGGTGAACAGCGCAAGGACCGAATCCGGCGGCGGAAGAGACGGATTGGAACCGCCGGTGCCGTACAAGAAGGCCTCGAGAGAAGCCAGGGCTCCGGCGTCGACCTTCGACGTGTCAATGACGATCAGAGCAGTCGGCGTCAGACCAGATGCAGCGACCGGCGTGCAGTCGAACGTCCAGTTGAACGTCACTGGAGCCGGACTGTCGTTGATCGTCGCATAGTCCCGCTCAGCCGGCTGTGCAAGCGCACCGTAGACAAGATGCAGCTTGGTACCCGCGTTGGGGGTCAGGTCGTTGCCGACGATCGTACGGTACGACAGGCCGAACGTCTTTCGCGGCTGCTGACCAACGGAAACACCATCTGCCGGAGCAGTGGTACCGTCGCACAGAGCGAACTCGTCCGGGTAGGTGTAGGCGTCGATCTCGCCGGAAAAGGTCTCAGCCGAAAGCAGGTTGAGATACCTGATGTTGTCGGCATACGAGAAGTTCGCAGCCGCACCGGCAGGCTTCTCCTTGACGCCGTAAAGGCCGTTCCAGGCGACGCCCGTGTCGTATAGCCCATTGCTGGCGTTCAGTGGGTACAGAACCCCGTGGTCGATACCAGTCTCGAAGAGCTTCTCACCGGTACCGTCCCAGGTAAGGACAGCCATGCGTATTCCTCCTCAGAAATACACGTAGATGATGTCGTGGTTGAGTCCCTCGGTTGTGAAGTGCCGGACGTACTTCGACATCGGCAATGCACTGACCTCATCGGGGATCAAGCTGTCTGGATCGCGGTCAATCACAGTGATCTGGTATCGCCGCCTGAAGGCATATCGCAAATTGTCAGCGAATGTCGTCGATTGGTAATCCCGGTTGTAGACGATTGCTGGATAAAGCATCGTGACGTTGTCAGGTGGCTGAAAATATACATGCACACCTTCTTGGAGGCCCGAGAGCAAAGAATGCAGCTCAAGGCGTGTCCCCATTCCAGAGACCTCCAATCGTCAAAATAAGCCTTGGCCTGCGCACCTCTACGTCAGTGACTTCCCAGTTTTGTCCAAGCCAGTTGACATAGCGAATATACTTGAAGCTTTCGTAGGCCATCGCATCGCCCACAATGCTGAACGAGTTCGAGAGAGAAATCGTTCCGGCAACTTCCGGAGGCACCAGCGACGGCGCCCCCAGACGCCTGGCGTCACGTATAACATCACCGAAATATGCTCTTTCGACGATTACGTCACTCCAGACGCCCGGGGTTGACTCCGTCGGGGTAGCGAAGCCTACGGTTCCGGAGAACCGCATTCATACTCCCGTCGGGGGTTTAGCTGTCGCGGCGGAACGTCCACTCGAAGGTTTCGGTGGTGAACTCGTACGTCGACGCCGGGACTGCCCGGTAGGTCACGTACGCACCCGGTGCCACTGCGGTTTGGGCACCAGCGGAAACGGCTCCGCTCTCGGTACCGTCGTCAGCCACGGTCACGTAGGTGTAGTGCAGACCGGTCGGGTCAGGAACAGTTGCCACACCAGTGGTGTTGTCGAAGGTCACTGGTGCTGGGTCCGGCAGCAGCGTGCTCGAAGTGGCCACCAGCGCCAGAGCGCCGCGGTACTTCGTCATGGCACCCGACATGCGGGTCTCCATAAGGTACTTCTGCTGGTTGTAGTCGATGTCGAAGAAGTCGAACATCGACACTTCGCCACCACGGTCCGTACCAACGGTGTAGTCGGTCAGGTTGACCACGACGCCGATCAGCTCTGGCGAGTCCTCCAGTGCCTCACAGGTGACGATGCCCGAGACACCCATTGCCGCAGTGAGCTCCTGCAAGGTCGGGTAGATACGCCGGTGCAGCGTGTCCTTGATCAGGAGCAGCTTGGCCAACCATACCCGGGTCGTGTAGAGCACCGGGTTGCCAGATCCGCGATAGAACCGCATCGCGTTGACAATGCCATCCACGATGGCGTCCGCCGAGCTGGTAATGTCAGTGTTGGCCACACTGACCTGGGTAACGTAGAGCTCGTCGTCGCCGTAGATCGGCCGCACGTTCGAGGTGCTGATCTTGTCCGGGTCTTCCTCGTCACGCCCATCGCCGATGAGGATGGCACGAGCAAGTTCCTCGTCCAGCATCAGACGCATCTCGGTCTGCAGCCACACCACCACGTCGAACTCGGTGATGTCCAGGATGTCATCCCGGTCGAGCTTCTGCTTCTTGTAGACGGTCTGCGGAGTCGTGATCCGGCGGGCGATCCGGATGAACTCCTCCTTCTTCAGGTTGCCCTTGACGTAACCCTTGGCACGGGCCTCCTGGAAGGTGATGTCTGCGGTCCACGAGCGGATCCGCGAGAACGGGGTCTTGCGCACGCCGGACAGCACGCCCTGGACCCATTCCATCCGCCGGGAGATGAACTCCGGCGCATCGGTGACTGCCTGGTCGTACGGGAACAGGGTCGAGATGTTGTCGATGCCGTGCTTCAGTTCTGAGCCGTGCTGGTCGATGAAGTTCTCGACCGCCATCTTCAGAGAGCCGCAGCGACGAGCCTCGTCAAAGATGCTCGCCACCTGGGCATGGGTGAGACTCGCGCCAGGACGTGCCGCGGGCGCCGAAGCACCGTCTGGAGTCTGGTCGAAGACGTTGCGGGTCACTGGCGTTTCGCCTTCCTGGGGGTCGGTGTTGCTACCGGTTGAGTCGCCGTCGCCGGCGGGAATTGCGGATTGGGCAGCGGAGTCGCTTGCTGCGGCGCCGATAAGACCGTACATGACTTCCTTCTGTTCGTCAGTCATCGTGTCGATGATCTGCTGAACAGTAGCCGTCTTCGGATCGAGACCGCCGTCTGCCGGGTCGAAGAGGTCGTTGTCGCCGTCACCATCGGGGTCGGGATTGTCAGCCGTTGGCTTGACCTTACCCTTGGCATCGGGCATCGGGTCGGTGTTTCCGCCAACCTTCTTCGCACCGCCGACATTCGTCGAAGGACTGGCCGAGGCAGCGTGCTCAATCTCTTCGTCGAAGGTGATGATGGCCTCTTCTTCGATCACAGTCGTCGTTCCGTCATCATGAACCATGTTGACGAAGTCGATGAATGCCCCAGGGTTGGCGCCGGCCATGACCAGACTGCCTTCCCGGATGTTGCCATGCACCACATTCTGGCCCTTCTGAACCAGACCGTTGGCATAGATCGACAGGCGAGTGATATCACCGTGCTGAACGAGAGCTCGTCCGTTCGTGCCCTGTGGCGTGTCGTTGAAGTAGCCGTCTGCACGGACACCGTCAGCGACGTGCGTCAGAATGAGGTGACCGAGGACGTTGTTATGACTGTTGTGCTGGTGCTGCCACACCAGCGGGATCTTTGCACCGTCGTCGTGCTGAAATGCGCTGGCCACAATAGTCCGGCCGTCGGTGCACTTGACCCCGTACTTAGTGACATAGCCACTGAAGTCAGGCTTTGGTGCCATTTTGACTGGGTTCTCCGTCCTGGTTGGCCGGCACGGCCTTAACCTGAGGGAATGGTGTTTTGGGTGGCAATGCAGGCCTGGTTAGGACCGTGCCTGGTGGAGCAGGCTGAGGCTGCTCAGAGTAAGCTGCTGGGATGTTCGGGTTCTGCAGCTTGTTAGCGTTCGGGTCGTTGCTAGGTGGAAGACCTAGGACGGCACGCATCTCATTGGCCGTTAGCACTTCATTACGGCGCAACTTGTCTGCGATCTCAGCCAGCTCTTTAACATCAATGAGCTTGAAGAGATCTCTGAAGAACGTTACCCACTGGCCTTGTGCCCGGCCAGTTGCCGTCAAGAACGTCCGAGTCATTGCCTCGCAAATAGCCCGCAAGATTGGCTCGGTCGTACGGTTGAAGTAGTTGATCATTGTTGCTGAATCAGCCGTACCGTTCATAACGGTGTCGGTAATGCCGAGTTGACCGTACAACAGAGTCGTCAGATACTCAATCTGAGTCATCAAATTGTTCTCGGCTGGCCGGTTCAATTGGACAATCTTCTCAGTACCGTCCGTATAGGCAACTCCATACTGAGAACCCTTGAGCTGGAACTCGATTTCCTTAAGCCTCTTGTTGGCTTCTTCTCTTCGTGCTTCCGTGCGGATGACATAAGGAAGCTGAATGATCAAGTCCAGTTGGCCCGAAGCACTTTGCTCATCGACAGCGTCCAGCAAACTCAGCTTCCTGAGCAGCCGCTGAAGAATAGAGTTCGTCTCGTTCATAACCACGTAGAGCGGGTTTTCTACAATGGCAACCATACTTTTTGGAACGACGACTTCTTGCTGAAGGCCTCTTTCTATGTTGTATACCCGGACTCGAACATTCTCCGGATACCACTGCATGATCTGGCCGACACGCATTGTGGTAACGTCGTATCCGCCCGTAAGAAGAGGGTTGAGTGTGGTATCGACTGGAACAAGAGCTACTACGCCCCAGTCAAAGAGTGACTGAACCACATCCTGTATGAACTGGCGAGGACCCTGGTCTGGGTTTGGCTGCACAGTCAGACATGTATTCAGCCCGCTGTCCATATCCGATAGATACTGCTTATTCTTATCTCTTCGGACATGGAGAATCGGAACCGCTGCGACATCCATCGCGATCCGGTTATAAATCGCGGGGATAATCGTTTTGGCACTGGCGAACCTGTATCTTCCTCGGTCAGCTCTATACGATGTTGCTGGACCATCGGTGACGACCGGATTTTGATCAGTGGAGTCGAATACGTTCCAACCGTGTTTTATGAGGGTTTTCGCGAATTCGATTCTCTTTCCCATACGTAACTCTTCCCTCCTTTCACGTTCTGAAGGGGGATGGCTTGAAGCTCAGTAACCGGCTTGATCGATAAGGATTTTGCCTGCTTTTCTCAGACTGGATCCCGAAAGATCAGCTGCTTTTCTGAGAAGAATCTTGTCTGCACCACTGCTGTGCAAATATGCAAGTCCTGCAGCAGCCGCGGCTGCACTCACAGTTACAGGACCAACACCACCGTTAAGCCGTCGATTCACACCTCTGACAGTCTTACCCGCGTAGCCAGCGGTATCCTTACGACGCCTGAGGCGAGTTGCTTGTGCGGCTCTCTTCTCAAGATCCTGAGTTCCCAGGTGATGATTGAAAGCTTCTTTGTAGCCAGGGACCTGCTTCGATCGTTGTTCAACCTTGGCTCTTATCAGCTTTCTTCTGGTTCCTGCACCTTCGCCGTAGAACAATTTGGCCTTTGCAAATTCGTTGGCATCAGACTTGGCCTGACGATTCACATGACCGCTAGCTCCTGTTGGCGTTTCTCCGAATACGTGCTGTCCCCAATGCATGCCTTTACGGCCGAAATGTTGGAGATAAGCTTCGTAATCGGCATTCAAAAGCTCCACTTCACCTCCCCTATTCGAATTGGTCTCTGTTCGCTTTGTAGGCTACATAAGCATCCATCAAAGCGCTGACATTGTCAATCTTCTGATCTTGGCGCCGCTTTAGCAGCTTCCGATTTCCGTTCGTATCTTCCAGGGTAATCGCATTCCCCATAGCGAAGCTCATCAGCAACTGGTCAAATATGAGCATACGCTCACCAGAGAAAGCTTTGAGCTCACCGAGTGGAACGGATTCTGTACGAGCACCCTGAATGACCTTCTCAACGCCGAATGGCCCGTTCTCCGATTCCCATCGTTGAACAAACTCTTTAGCGTTATATGGGTCATAACCAAAGGCACGAACGTCATAGTGATTCTCGATGATGAATCTGTCGAGATCGTCGTAGACCTCCATCATGTCCAGAACAGTTCCCTCGAGAACATGAAGACTGCCCTCGTTGATGAACTCTTCATACTTAAAGCGCATGGCGCCTGGAAGTTTGGACATGGTCAGACTGGAAATATAACTTCTGGTCTTTACACCGAATCCTCCGCGGGGAAGTGGGAAGATGAAGGTAAAAGCACAGAAGTCATCGCCTTGTGATAGGTCTGCACCCAGTGCACAAGGCATGTTCCAGAATTCGGCTTGACGATGTGTAAGAGTTTCCTCATACGTAAAGAAGTAAGTGAATCCTTCCATCGGAATGCCGAATCGCTTGGCTAGAATATCATTACGAGAGGCCGGAGCCATCTCGGCTCGTTCGACATCTAGCGCATATACTTCATAGGTAACGGTCTTACCCAGGTTCGGGTTAGCCTTTATCCACAAAGCAGGGTCGTTGACTTCCTCGATCTCATCGAGTTTATAGTACCAGATAGATACGTGCGGGTTGTAATAATCGCCCTTCAGAATGTCCTGAAGTTCCAGTTTAATCGTGTCGCCCGAACCATTCCGGACGGTACCTTCTGAACTGGTGGCAAGGATGATGTAATCGTCGAGCTTTGACGCACCCTGTTCCAATGCACCGATGACGTCTTCCCGAATATCACCAGACAACCACTCGTCGATAGTCGAAACGAAAGGCCTAAGCCCTTGTAGCTTCGCAATCGACATAGGGCGAACTTCCAATATTGAACCTGTGAGGAAGTTCTCGATACCCTTCTTGGTAGAGGCAAGCTTAACACGCAAAGCCCGGGAACCGGTCGTGTTTTGAAGTGATCCTTCGGTAAGGAATCTGAAGAGAGGTCCGCGGGCCCGCGTGATCGCGGTCCTGAACGGGGACATAACCTCTTCGGCCTGCTTCATTGTTGGAGCGGTTGTAATTTGGTGTGTAGTCCGAGTGTCAACATTCAGGAAATATGCCTGAATGCATTCGGCGTACATAGACTTGGCTGCACCTCGTGCAACGATCAGGTATTGCTTATTGACCAGACGCTTAAGAATCCGCTTCCGGACATAAATCCCGCCGAATCCCTCTGTATGAGGTACATAGACACTACGTTCAACGTAGTAGAACCAGGCAAGAAGAGACTCGGCCCACAATTTGAAGCTATCCAGCAAGTGGAAATCGCTTCCATCTGTAAGCGTTAGCTCTTCTTCGCAATATGCGATGAAGCCGTCGATTGCGCCATTATCGTAGTAGAAGTTCGGGTCTGCGATGAGACTGTCAATGCGATTCATCTCCATCGAGACTTCCCGGTTTACCGGAACTTCTCCTCGGAGCACCGCGTCACGGAACGCTCCGTAATACTTCGGAACGGCCGTGTTTGACAGGCTCACCGCTCACCCCTTCTTGATCAGGCGTACAGGAACTGCACCGCCGTTGGCACTACCGAGTAGGTCAGTGCCCACGTGCCGCCAGGCTTCAGAAGTACCCTGGTCGGAACCGTTCCCGCGTTGGCCGAGGTCATCCCAGTCAGCGTCACGCCGTTCTTCTTGAGAACGGTCCACGTTCCGCCACTGAACACGACTTCCATGTCCCAGTCGGTGTCGTTGGTCATGGCAACGGTCGTTGCAGCCATCGTCTTACCCGCGACCACACCAGTCGGGCGCTCAGCGTTCAGGGCATCTTCAGTTTCTTCGAGCTCTTGTGCGTCAACCACAGACTTGCCTTTCTCTTTTGTTTTGGAATATGCGTTGATGTTAGATTAAGCCGCGTGTTTACCGGCGCCGACAGTGACCTTAATGCCCTGTTTGATCAGCCATGCAGCAGCATGCGGGCCGTGTTTGGCTGCGACCTGAGTCAGTTGCTGTCTTGCATATTGCTCGACGAACTTCTGACCTTCGCTCTTATGAACTGTTGTCAATCGAGCGTGATCTGCTTCAA